CCAGGTCAAAGATAGGTTTATCCTGTATATCGCATTCAAAGCGCAGGTTAATCAGCCCGGTGCCGAGTAATGTCGCATCGCTACGGAATACCCCGCCATCTGCCGAGGGATGGATTTCTGCCATCGTATCCGTGCCTCGTATGCCCAGTCCGACAACAAAGGCATAGTAGAAACCGCCTTCGAAGTACTCGTCATATACAGCAGGCTCTACCCAGATGATATTATACTTGTACGCATCCTTGTCCCATGTGACGGTAGCATTGCTCACTTCACGTGCCTTATCAATGGTGGCAAATGGTTTATCCGGGCTGGTGCCGGCATTGGTATCACTGCCATCATTGGCACTCACAAAGTACTGGTTACCTACTATACATTGAGGCAACCCTTCAAGAAAATCTGCTTGAAGCCTATCAAAAACATGACGGCCTCTCCATCTTATAGTCATTTCTAACCCTCCTTCAGTTAGATTTCTGGGGGGCTAATTATCCGCCCCCCCTGATTGACCTTAACTTACCGCACCAGAGAAGAAGTAGCCGAGGTCACTGCCGGTCACCTTATGGTCGAAAGCGTGCTTCCCTTTGAGCAGGTCTCGGTCTCTCCAGTCCTGCCTGCTGCTGGATATGGCTACCGTATAGCCGCCTGCATCCGGCATCTTCCATGTGAAGGTATAGCCGGCTGCCGCTACTCTGAGTCCAGGCCGACTGGGAACATGAAGCAGAAGCGCATTCTTGCCCCAGATATAGCCCGTGCTTGCGGTAGCACCTTCAGTAGCACTATCGTAGACTGATTCGCCTACCAGAAGCTTCTCAACCCGCAGAGCCCGGCGGATTTCCTCAACATCAAGGATACCCGCTCCGGTATACTTATATTTATCAAGCAGAAGCGGGTGCTCGGCTAGAATGTCAAAGACTTCCTTGCCAATGACTAAGGTGTTTGCTTTTTTCCCGGTAGATTTCTGGATGGTTTGAACGCCGGTGGCAATGTCCGTAACAGGATTAGAGTTGGTATAATCATCCCACTGCGTAAAGTCGGTTCCGCCGGTAACATCGGTATCCCATTTATTGGTAGCGAATATATCTGACGCAATCTGGATTTCACGGTTTAAGGCAAACTGGCTGGCAAGCCATTCTGCACCGGTAATCTCCAGCTCTACCCCGGCATCAGCGTTCTGGCGGTCTTCATCTGGAATAGCGAAGCCCAAATGGTAGATGTCGCAGAAGTAACTGTCATTCGACAGTTCCAAGCGACCTTCAGGATATTCGTCTCCGGCTGCCCGCTTCTCCACGGCATTGCGCATCCAGAAGCCCTTAGTCCAGATAAAGTATTTATCGGATTGTTTATTCACTGGAATAATAGGGAATACTTTATCCGCTATCATCAAGTCCAGTTCAGGCTTATACGCTACCGCAATATCGGACAGCGGAGTATCAACGTGAAACTGTGCATAAGTCGGGTCTGGCATTTTCTTTACTCTCCTTTATATCGTATTTTTGCTCGGCTTTCGCCTAGCAGTCACCCCTTGCTGGATTAACGCAGTTAATCATCGCAGAGACGACTTCATCTTCGTCGCTGGCTGCCTCAAGCACCTGCCCTGCAACATACGCTGTGGTATCAGTACCCGGGTCCCAAACGCACGCTTTACCCGAAGCGTTAAACCGGATAAGGCTTCCAATAGGCAGAGCTTCACCAGCTACGACCGGGAAACGCCCGATTACCCCTACCAGTGCCTGCTGACCGCTCTCCGGCTCATTCAACAAAACGCCCGCCGGCTTATCGGTTACAGCATCTATGAGGTCAACCTCAAAGTCATCACTCATGGCAACCCCATAATACTGGTAGCTGGACAGGTCTTCACCGGCAACCAAGCTTTCAGTATAAATTGGTTTTTCCTTTGCACTCATGGCTTATACTCCTTTATTAAGTTTCTATTTGACCGTGTTAAACTACGGTCTCAATCCTGCGGCTCTCCGCTTTAGCCTCACGGTAAAGATGCGGGTATGCACGCATGATTGTTTTAACAGCCTCGGCACGAGTCTTGTCAGGGTGCTCCTTCTGATATTCAGAGACTTTCTCATCAAAGTCTTTCTGGCGTTCCCCGTTCTTGGAAGTACCCATAACTTCAAGCGCACGCTTCTGTGCCTCGTTAGCTGCCTGATAGGTAGTCAATACCTTTTCAGCAGTCTCTTTGCCCGCCTTTTCTTCAATGCTGGCAAGCTCCATTGCAATATCTTCCGGCTTGCCAGACAGGGCGGTAAAGGCTCGGGCTTTCGCTTGATACTCTGCTACCCGTGCTTGATGCTCCAGAGCTTCCACCTTTTCTTGCAGTGCCTTCATCTGTGGCACCTGCGCAGCAGCTTCTTTCAGAGCCATAACAGCTTGAATAATATCCTGCATGGTGGCTTCTGGCGGTAGCCCCAGTGCTTGGGCCAAGGCTGCCATTTCTTCCGGAGTCTGGAACTCTTTTTTCTGTTCCGTCTTCTCTTCCATGTTACTCGTGTCCTCCTTAAGTGTAGTATCTATTATGGCGGTCATATCTTTGGAAGCAGTATGCTCCCTAGCCAATTTAGCTTTCATCTGGTCGAATAACGCTCGGAGTTGCTTATACAATGCCCGGAATATCGGTGCGCCACGCTTGCCTCTGATAACCTCTTCAAACTTCTCGGAGATTTCAGTAAACTCATTCTCCAAGTCCTCTGAAGAAACCTTCTGCGCTGCGAATGAGAGTATGCGTGCGCCTTCCCGTTTACCCCCAAATACCATTGCTCTATCAAGCGTTGCAGCATCTACCGCAGGTTCTTCTGCTCCGAGTAATGCAACCGCTGATAGCACCGGGCCATAATTACCGACCTTATCTTCAATCTCTACGGATACCGTAGAGAACAGACCGCCTTCGATAAGGTCAGCGACCTTCTCCGGTACACGCTCGAACGATGCGATTAGCAGATTACCGCGCCGTTCAAGGGTAGCCATCCGACCTAGCGACACCTGCCCCTGTCCTTGCAGCCCAGTCAATAACTGAACCGGCACGCCAAGCTCCTCTGCAAGTTGCTGATTAAAAGTATCAGGGGTATGTCCCGCTTTAAGAGGAACAATGACCGGTACGCCAGCCATGAAAGCATCAACCATTTTATCTAAATCTTCTTCATTCCAGTCTTTTTCTACACCCGCACTATCTGTCCACTTACCGGTAGCAAATACTTTTACGCCCATGACAGTGCGCATTTTAGGTGCTTCAAATGACCGCACCCATCCGATACGGGAAAGCTGCCAGCCAGCCTTCTTTAGTTCTTCCATAGCAAAAGCATTCGCTTCTTTCTCTGCTTCTTTGATATTCTTTTTGCTGTTAGCTAGAGCATTGGCATAGTGCTCCCGGTATATCTCATAAGCTTCTTTCGGCATCTGGGAATGCTCCCCCGGCCATGAGCCGGTTATCTCATGTTCCAACCACGCACAAAAAGCTTCAGGGTTAGATTTATCCTGATTCTGGGAAACACAATCTTCAAAATCTGTATAAGGTCCGAATGGACTCATATTATACCCCCTTCTATTGTCATACTCTATGTTTGCAACTGCGCATCAATTTGTCAAGGGCTTCTGGCGTAAGATATCTAATCCAGCCACAGAAGGGACAGGCTTGCCCATCTTCCGTTATCTCCAATAGCGGAGATAAGCAATGGTAGCAATATGGCGCAGGTTCACTCCGTATTGCTGGACACTGATAAACCTTCTTATTCAATCTGGATACACGCCTCTTTGCCATTTCCCATCTCGTAGGACTTCCAGGCGGCATCTGCAATTCCCCAAGCAGGTTACATTTCCCGCTGGCACGGTAGGTAAGCTGTCCCATGATGGATATTCTCCTGCCAATTCAAGGCATCCATATCTGCCAGCAGAAGGATGACAGTGCTCTGCTGCCGGGTCAAGCACCCACCGCACCGGCTCAGGCTCTTTGCCTTCTGATATTCGCTCTCTGGCACGCTCCCGCCCTAAAGTGCGCTGTACCTCAAAGATAGTTACCCACGAACTGCCAGCCGTCTGTGCCGGCGCATTGCGCACCGATAGAAATGCATCTGATAATATCTTCTTGTCTCCCGCAGCCCTCAAGACATCAGGCAGCACTTTCTTCATCACGACAGGAATTAAACCCTGCTTCACGATATTCTCTGTATTGAGAACGCCCCGGGTAATTGTTTGTTCTACTACTGGAAGGGTAGCACGAGATTTCGCTGATAGCCTACCAGCGTGTTTGACAGCATCAGCAGAAGCTTCTACCATCTGCTTCTCCAGGTTAGATATTCCCCGCTCTAAAATTGCATACTGCTCGGCTCCTATAGCGCCTCGTTTGGCAGCACGTTCAAGCTCTCGACGTATCCTGGCTGACCAAGCATCATAAATTCTGGTCAACTTCCGTTGCACCTTGTTCGTATAGCGTTCCCATGCTCCCGGTGCTCTGCGCTGCTTCTGCCCCGCAACTGGGCGTGCTTTATAGCGATATATGCCCGGCGGATACGGATACACTATCCTGATTGTCCTTCCCTTTCTTTCCATAGAGCATCTACCTTATCAGATACATCAAATAAGGCAGGCTTCTCAACTTCTCTGGGCTGCCCTCGTTCTTCTTCAGGAAGCTCCGGCCAGTTCATAAGCTCACGGATATGGTCTTCATCAACATCAGTAGGTGTAAATACCTTTGCCTGCGCTGCCGTATTAAGAGCATCAACTAATCCCTTAATATCAACGTTACCGGGCTCTTGCCAGATTAATTCCGGATAATCGGTCATGCCGGGAAAGCTATTAAGCGAAATAATATATGGAACAAGTTGCTGATTCCACGCCTCCAATAGCTGGTCTTGAATAGAGCGAAGTCCCAGAGTAAAGAAATCCTGCGACCCCTTTACCAGGGCTTGCGTTCCAACCTTGTCCATGCCGAGCTTTAAGAATTGAGCGAATAGCCGGCCCAGAATAACCTTTTGATACCGCTCTATGATTTCACCTATTTTATATTGCTTTGCGCCACCGGCATAGGGTGATACTTCGACACCGGGCGGGAGAATGAGATAACTATTCTCATCCTGTCGCATACCTTTCATCGCATTTTCAAGGTCATCTATATCACTACTGGTAACATTACCCTCTGCTGGCAACTTGGCAACCGGCATACCGCCAACATCACGCTCTACCCCTACCGCTTCAAGGTTCTCTAAATCCTTCATAATCCGCCACGGTCGGTATAATGAAGCAAGCAGAGCTTTGCCCTCTGGATTACCCTTGCGCCCCCTGAATGTAACGTGAATGCACTTATCAATGGGGATAACCAATTCTTGCCCGTTATCCGGGTCTCTCTGCACAAAGTTTTCAAGCTCGTCTTTCCGGTCATCCTTCCACTCCCACCGCTTCAAAGTCTCTTGACCTCGTGGCTCAAGGTTGCGTATCCAGAGACGACCATCCGCCCGCTTCTCTATGACTATTTCACTTATTGCAAAGCCAAAATCAATAGCTTCCAGACAATCCTGGACATGAGACTTCCAAGCCTGACGGTACATCCGGTGAATACAGGTATATAGCCAGTCCGCTGCTGCCTGGTCACCGGGCGTATTCGCTTCAGCAGGTATCACCTCAAACGGAGATGCTAATAGAGGAAGCTTTACTGCATCCAAAAGCGTGCCAATGATTACATCATCCCGCATTTCCAGAAACAGCTTAACCCGCCTTGACCAGTTCCCTAGAGTAGTGCGATATTCTTCATTGGCTAACCCGGCTAATGTTTTAAGGCCACGCACGCCGATGACATCATACGGAGTTTTACGTGAAAATCTGGTAGACTTGAAATTATCAGAGCGATTTTGCTTCTTGTAAATATATGCTCGGTCTCTGTGTCGTAATTTACCCGCCATAATGAACCTCCCACTTCTATTAACTTCAGTCTATCTCTAGCGCATTATTTTGTCCAGCCCATATCGGGCGTTTCCTACCACGTCTGATTATTGATTTCTTTTCTCCGATTTGGGGTCGAAGCTTCCGCAGCGCATGAGAAAAGACATCGGTAATATCATCAAACTGAACCGATGGAAAGCCACAAACTTCATGTAGAAATTCCTGTAACCAGGGCGCACGAGCTTTTAACCGCACCTTGCCCGCTTCAACAATCCCGCTTATAGAGTGAAGCCGAGCACTCTTATCATCATTATCATTGATTTCCAGGACCGGCAAATTAGTATCCGCTCTAATTTGCTGCACCAGTGATTTTCCGGATGCTTTCGCTTCAACATATAT